CGTCAGGATGGAACAGCCGAGGCGTGACATCTGCCATTGGGTTGAATGCTACTTTATCCCCACGTGTAGTATTGTATAGTGGACGCTCATACACGCCACCACTGCCACCACCTGTAGCACCTTCTGCTTTGCGTGCTGCTGCATTGCTCGTAGCCCAATTACGCTCTAATGTATCAGCCCATGAATTAACCCATGCATCGCCCTTCATCGAACGCAATGCATCCGTTACAGGATTGCCCTTCCTGCGTAATGCATCAGCCATATAGCGTTGTGTTATTGCGCCACTACCGCGTATAGCTTCATTGTATGAACCAACCCAATGTGTTGGATCAGGCCCACGATAACCAACTTTACCGCCTGTCATGCGTTGCATGGTGCGGTCGAGCATACCGAATGTCGTGCCAGGAGCACGGTCTGATGCAATCTGTGGAATGTTACGGTTCAGGTTGATGACCGAGAATGGTCGTTGACCTATAATGGTAGCTGCTACACCAGTAGTGCCTGATTGCAATGATCTACGCAATGAGTCCGCAGTGTTCAAGAACATAGAGGTCTTGGCTGTGTTGCCTTTGAGTGCATTATACAAATCAGTATTGTCTATGTTCCATGTATGAGCAACACCATCACGATATGTGGTGATCGTGCGTCCACCTTTCACACCCTCTACAGGATTACCATGTCGATCTAATACTTCAGTAATCACACGTGCCGCGTTTGGGTTCGCATTCTGGTAAAGCACTCCATTGCGGATGATATCATCATGCACTTGATTAGTTCGTGCTTCTACATGGACCTTTGAATAGTATTGTATGAGTGCATCAATGGCTTTGGTCGGTGGTGTTTCCCATCCCATTGTTCTGTCATCACGGAATGAGAGTGGATCGACCACGTTACCTTCTAGGTCAACGCTAGGCACATGATGTGGTTGGTCACGAACCATGTTGCGTGCAGAAGTTGGCGTTATGCGTCCCATATCAGCTAGATGGTGTGCATGATTCGCTTGTAGTAACCAAGCACGTTGCGCGATGTCTGCGAGAACAGGATCATTCATCATCGCTGCACGATCTGCACGCAATGCTGCACTATCCACGTTACGATAGTTGACTCTGAATGCTCTATCGTCATGCAGTGGTGTGCCATCTCTCACTGCGGCATCGAAGTTCAGTTTGCGCCGATTTAATTCGGCTGATGACCACATGCCTTTGTCCCAAACAGCTTGCTTTGCTTCACCAGCATTGTCTAGGTCTTGTAGAATGCCCTTCATGCTAGGCAATTGTCTACCACCGTTGGCTTTGTTAACGCCAGTAGACATCTGCTCATTGATCTGATGCATCATCGGTGTGCTGTTGTTGACGGTGCCTATCTTGGCTTCCATCTCACGTGCAACACCAGTGGTAGGTGCAGTTGCGTTGCTGTATTCAGTCAGTACACGGTTCTGGTCGTAATGCTTCTGTGCAAACCCAGACATGGGGCTGCCAGCATTGCGCTTCTGTCCCCAACCATAGTCTGCATCTGGCAATGGTGCTTCACCACGCACAGCACCTTCATACTTACCCGCAGGTGCGTTATACACCGTGCCTAGATCAACTGCTTGCTGATTTGCGTTGAACTTAGCTACGTTTGCTGCCGTGTTGATTTCATCTCCTCTACCAGTTATCACTTTGATAGCTGGGTTGAACACACGACCGCCATAGCGCATCACGAGTGGAGCAGCAGCAGCGGCAATCATGCCAACGCCAAGCCCTTCACCCATAGTCATACCTGTTTCGCCTGTCGAACCAAAGTCAGGCGTCATTATCTTAATGTCTGGTCGTCCATACTCAGCTAAGGTATCGTATTTACCTTCTGCTGGTGTTGTGGATGGACTCGTAGTTTTCGTAGGCTGTGCCGCGTTCGCTTGGCCCACTAAAGTTATAGGAAAAGGGACGGTCGCCGCAGCCCCCGTCTGCGGATGCGCCACGTCATGGCTTGTATCTGGTTGCGATAAGTCTACAGCACCGGATTGTGCAGCACGTGCATCTGCTAGTCGTTCAGCAGCAGGATCAAAGCCAAGTTCGCGTAGCAAATCGTCTTGCTTCTTCTCCTCATATGACATAAGGCCGCCAGCAAGTGCTGTGCCTGCGATACCACCACTTATACCTGTAGGCATAACAGCATGTGCAATTCCGCGTGCTACACGTGGCAGTCCAGCTAATGCACCGCCTCCTGGTATTGCCATACTTGCACCAGCAAATGCTAAATTAGCAAGCTGTTGTTCTTGTTCGTCCTTTGCTTCTACATTTGGTATTGTGTTGAGTGCCCAACGTGCACTGTCCTCTGCCATCTTACCAGCAGCCTCGGTTCCAGGCAACGAAGGTAGGTTGGTCTTGAAACCAGCTTGTCTTGCTGCCCAATTACCTGCTTGTGGCCCATATGTGCCAGCAGCATTATACAATCCTGTGATTGCACCAGGAATATTCCATCCTGTATTACCTTGTTCATCCTGGCCACGTGGTACAACCATGTGTGCCCATGCAGGTAGCACACGTGTTGGTGCAATCAGTGCAGCACGTAGTTTACCTTCCTGATATAGCTTATCATCAGGTGATCCAGGCTCGTATGGGTTTTCTGGGTCGAGATAACTCATGGTTCTACCTATGGCATTACGATGATTTGTCCGTTCGGTGTTGTATAGCCAAGTCCTCCACCTTGTAGTTTAACAACTGGCATTACGCCTTTGATGTTGCCCTTAATGGCTTGTTGTTCGCCAGGAGTTAGCAACTTAAACCTCTCTTTGGCTGCGTTTTGGACTTTTGGATCACGTATGGTCTCAGGTGATGCAGCACGCGGTCCCTGACCAGCCGCAGGTGGTGCTGGGTTGTTTCCTAAATTGGTTAAAGGAACTTTACCAACACGTGGTCCTGGGCGTTGTGCGTTTGGCACCTCACTGCCAACATTTGCTGGCGGTGTTGCTCCAGGCACACCTGATCCTGGTGGATAGAGTGCTTTGTATTGTTCGCGTGCTGCTCTACCCTTTGCAGCAACGACCTCTGGTGGATCATCAGCATAGACTTGCAATGGTGCATGGACTTGGTTGCCATTACCATCATCTCCATAATACATGGGGATGTTTATCTTTTGTCGTTTGCCTCCACCACCTCCACCTCCACCCATTGATCCCTTCAATGCAATGTTTGCAGTAGACAACGGCACACCTGCTCTATCGAACAATCCACCAGACATGGACTTCAGTATATCCATGTTAGGTGGTGTTCCAGCTTGCACACCATGCCATGCAGCACTACCAGCTTTCTCAGCCGTAGCTGCATCACGTGCATTAGCTAAACTTGTTTCAATAATGCCTTGTTGCTCAGGACCAAATCCAGCACCGAGTGACCCAGGTGCCTGGGAGTTCAACAATGTTACACCACCAGGAGTCTTCAATGCCTCCTGTCCATACTTCATATAATTCTCTTGCAACTGCTGAGCAAGCTGTTGCCTAGCAAAGTCATGCTGTATGCCCATCTCATGGCCATAGTTGGCCGCATCAGTCGTGCGTTGCAACTGATACAAGTCGAGCAGATTAGCTGCGTTCTCAGGACTGTTGCCAACTGCTAGCTTAGCTAGATCGGATTCGATAGGATACGGATCAACCGCTGCTGGGTTGTATGCACCGTAGCCGGATGTTGTAGCTGCCATCAGAACCACTCACCACTGTTCGTTTTAGTGTATTGATTAGAGAATGCAAGGTTGCCTGCGGTGTCATCCATGTATGGTTGTAGTTTTGCATGGAGTGCATCTACTTTAGATTGATCAATAGTACCACCACTCTGGCCTAGCCAACTGGTGTTGGTATCCTTCTTCCCAAACAACTGCTGAAGGCTATCACCAAATCCCTTATTCGTCAACGCTGTGCCGATCTCCTTACCAGCCGTCTGCAATGCATTGCTCGGTGTTGCCAAACTACCAACCAAGTTCTTATACGCACCCTGTGTTTGTCCCGCAGCAGTGTTTACACCACCCATACCATACGCTGCACCGACACCACCTTGCTGAGCACGTGCTGCAACTGCATTAGCCAATGCATCCCTGTTACCAGATGGCGTAATGCCTGGATACTGGAACTGTGGTGTAGCAAGTCCACCTGTATTCACTGCACTGCTTTCTAAACTCCGTCGTCGTCCCGCATTCATCTCATCTACATTCGTCATCGCCTGGATTTGTGAATTAGCAAGCGTATCACGTAGCGACTCAAACTGTTGTTTGCCAAGCGCAGCCATCACAGGTGCAGCCGCAGTGCCTGTGCGCTGATACGACCGTAGCGTGTCCGCAGTTAGTGGATCGAACGTAGCACGTGCTGCATCAGTTGCACGTTGCTGCAACAAGCCAGCCAACGTGCCGACTGGCATATCGCGGTTATCACGCAGGTTGCGTAACGCTGTGTCTGCAACAGGACCAGCATCCGTTGCACGTTGTGCAGCTTGTTGATTAGCAGCTTGTGCTTGTCGCAAGTCTGTGGTGTTGCGTGATACGGCTGCAAGGTCAGATGCATCCTGCACCTGTTTAGGTTGTGCACCTAGTTTACTGACCCATGTATTCGTAGCAGGATCATACTGCATCCCACTACCGTATTCGTCCTGTGCACCTGCTGTGCTACGCTGTGCAATGAGTGTGGACAACGCCTTCTGGTATTGGTCGTTGTTACGTGCATCCTGTAGCTGAGCACCAGCAATGTCCTGACCACGCTGTGAGGTCTGGTTGCCACGGCTCATCGTGCCAGCAATGGTGCTACCAGCGGTAACAGCAGTGCCAAGGATTGTGGCAATAGCAGCGGCTGTTGCGACCATGTTATATAGCCTTCATGTATTGCATCTCGGTTAGCGTATAACCGTGTTTAGGGAATATCGGCTCGACATTGTACAACGTGCGATAGCCATGTATGATCATCTTCACGTCATACATCTTCAGCAATGGCTCAGCAGCATTCAGCAATTTCTTAGCAATGCCCTTACCACGATGCTCTAGCTTCACTGCAAGTGTGCCACATGATGCGAATATCGTAGTCTTATGGAACGGATGCGGGTTGATGAAGTATGTGACGAAGCCATTTAGCTTATCGTGATCCCGATACGTGACAACCACGAACTTGTCTTGTGCTTCTAGCTTAGCCATCTGGTCCCAGTCCATGCTGAGTGGTGGCATGAACTCATGTGCTACAGTCTTCTCGTAATACTCAACCACTATGGCGTTCAGCAAGTGTGAACACTTCTTGAGTGGTTCTACCTGGATGCTCAAAATGCACCTGTGTTACCAAGGCCACGCTTGAGGTTAGGATCATCAGCAACAATGGTTGCACCGAGTCCTGCATTTGGATTAGCTGCGCTTGGATTGGTTGCACCTTGCACTGCACCACCTGCATTGATCAATTCAGCGATGTCTGCGAACTTAGTTCCACCGACTGCATTGCGTAATGCGCCACCGAAGTTAGCCACGTCGCTATCTACTAATCTCTTTGCACCTGTAGCATACGTGTTCGGATCGAATGCAGTTGATAGCGTCGCAGCATTCGCATCCTTGCGTGCATTGCCAATGTAGTCATTGACCTCACCACGATCCTTACCGATAATGGTTTTGCCTAGATCACCGATGGTAGAACGGCCAGTGGATAGCTTCTGACCAAGTGTGCCGAGTGCAGCATTGTATCCTGTATCCGTGAGTGTGCCACGCTTCTGTGCATTAGTAAGCTGTGCACGTAGTGGATCGAATTGTTCATTGAGCAATGTGTCTGCATAGTTGCCTGTAAGACTATCTGGGATGTTTGTCTCAGCATACGACGGAGCAAATATCTTATTCAGTTGATCACCATATGCTGTGCGCTTACTGCCTGTAATACTGTTGATAATGTTCGTGCCTAAATCAGCACCGTATGCGGCACCAGGATTTGGATCTAAATCCTTGATCGTGTTCTGTGTTCTATTCAATAACGGTTTGATATCCGACTCCAGGTATTGATTAGAATCAACACCTTGGTTCTGGAACTGCTTAGTTATGTTAGCCAGAGCATCGTTGTATGCTGTAGTCTTGCTCGTGTTGAACTTAGCAAGCGTAGCTGCTTCATCTGCTGTCTTCTTAGCAGCAGCAGCATCGCTTGTTGCCTTTGCATCAGCCGTTCGCTTATCAATATCTGCATTCAGTCGATCTTGGGCAGAAGGTCCCATCGTTGCTGGATCATATGACCCATCTGTGGGTTGTGTATACGTCTTACCCGTAACTGGATCAGTTAACACGAGTGGAGCAGGAGGCGTATACGCTGCACTTCCGCCTCCACCTTTACCACCACGCAATCCAGCAAAGCTAAGCTGGTCGATTTGACCACCAGGAGTGAACATGTCTATTTCCTCGTATACTTATACACTGTGCCAAACCGTTCGAAGCCTATATGCCTATACAATGTGTCCACTGCCAATGACCGTATGCCTGCAACATCGCCTGTTTGTATTAACACTGCATTGTGTGTATCAAAACACCAATCCATAAATCCATGCATCAGCTTCATGCCTATAGCTGCTCGCTTCGGTGTGCCATCGCGCACATACCATGCATCCTCAATGCCCATAAGTTTGGGACAGAAGAAGAAACTTTCGACCTTGCCACACACAGCACCGACATATTCGTCATCCAGCTTAGCAAGCGTGAAGTAGTAGAACTTGTTTGCCATGTTATAACGCATCGTATACATGCAATGATCCCATTCAAACTCAGGACCATTCTGACCAAATGTGCCTAGCCCATGCAGTTCTTTAGCAAGTCCAACTGCATAGGCTATGTTGTCTTCACTCAGTGGAACTATTTCCACGCTCTACCCCTGTCATACACTGACCTACAATAGCTTGGATCGCACCTGCGACCTGTTCATATGGCGACTTACGTAGTATACCAATTACGTTTTCCCATTCCGCAGCACTCATGGTCACGGACAACGGTGTGTTTGGTTCAATCGGTTGCGGTTTCATTTGTTCTCCAATGCATCGAGACGCGATGCGATTTCCTTCATACCATTGACCAGCGCGGCAATGATAGGATCAGTGCTAACACCGAGTGATGGCTCATCACTATCATATCCACCACTACCATCGTGCAACACAATGCCTAATTTGGTAACTGCCTCAGGCAGAACACGCTGCACGTCCTGTGCGGAGAAGCCAACATCGTGTTTGTTGTTTGCAACACGTGTGAACCGAATAGGATTGATCTGCTTGATTACTTCCAGGCCATATGCAAGTGGCACAATGTCCTTCTTGGATCGTTCATCTGATAGGTCAGAATATCCACCATGTCCAGCGACAGGACCGACATTGTTATAACATATATTCGTTGTTTTATCCATGACCCAGAAAGGACCACCAGGAGTAAACCAAGTCATTATTCCATTTGCAGTAGTCCAGTCCCAATACCAGTTGGTTGACATCTGGCAGATACGACCAGAGCCACCACTACCAAGTAGTGTTCCTCCTGCGGTAAGATTACCGATGATTGCAAGATTACCACTAGGATCAAGTGCTAGGAGTGTAGTATTACTAGCGTTCTGATAGTTCAGTATTCCTGTTCCCCAAGCCAGCCGGAACCTGTAGCTGTCTAGGAACTGCACCTCACTTATTGTTGAGTTGTCACTATACAACCGTGCACGATCACTTGCTCCAAAGAATACCGCACCGCCACGTGCATATACGTTGCCTGTTTGTGCAACAACAGAACCATTTGTAGCCATACCTGCTGCAAAGAATCCAGTACCAGATGGGGTTATCGAGAATAGCTGTGTGTCTGCACCATTGAGATACTCAAGCACACCAGTTGCACGTGTATAACGCAGCTTCCATGCACCACCATCCCATTGTAGAATGGTATGCGTCGTGTTGCTGGCAAAGTATCCACCGCTATTGCTTAGAAAGAAATTCGATGGTGTTGTTACTGAACCGTTCACAGTCAGACCACCAGTAATGGTTCCACCACTGAGCGGCAGATAATTACCAGCAAGGAATGTCTGCGTTGCAAGCGGTGATATGCCAACACCATCTACCATCGCGGTAACTGCGGAACCATTCCAGCCAAACGCCATACCACGGCGTTCTCCAACAACCATATTGTTGTATGTAATACCATGTGATACGAACAGTGGACCTGTTAACGTGCCACCAGTCGTAGGCAGAAATCCTGTAGCACCGACACGTGCATCTACATACTGCTTAGTCACAGCTTGCATAGCTGAACCAGGATCAGAATGTAGTGTAATGAAGCCAGTCATTGTGCCACCAGCAAGTGGCAACTTGTTGGTTGCTGTAGCAGCAGCAGCCTGAGCATCAGCAGCCGCTTGTGCAGCAGCAGTTGCACTTGCAGCGGCCTGTGCCGCATACGACTGCGCACTCTGTGTTGTCTGTGTCCAACGTGCAGGGAACGAAACACGTTCATTCGAGAACAGAATAGGCGATGCACTGCTCGTGTGTGATTGCAGGCATTCCCATATGCTGCTATCTACCGAGTCAATCACTGATTGACCAAACACGTATGCGGTTGAGTTCTTCCATACACCAACCAGGTTGGGTATGGCTGTGAACATACCAACCGTGGCATCTAGTATTTGCCAGTTGGTGTTAACTTCTGTGTCCCATGGAATTTGGTCAAAGTCAGGGACATACATACGCAAGTTATGTGTAAGTGTTGTCATCTGCGTATACCACCATGTATGTATGCGATTGATACGCTGATGAACTTCAGCTTATGTCGTGTCGAACCAAAGAAGCGCAGCTTGAGCAACTTGAACTTCGTGGTCCATGCGAACAGGCGTTCATCTGATGTCTGTCTACCACCACCATATGGTGAGTCACCATACGGCACGTTGCCATATCCGGCTGTGTCACCACCAGTGAACTTCATGCTTAGCATAGGTGCACGTGCACCGTGATAATTGATTATATTATCCACGTAGCCTTCAATCGTGAACTGTCCTGTGCCTTGTGTATCGGTTGCGATATAACGCGACACCTTAATATCCATACGGTGTTTGAAATCAGCCCAAGGCAATTCCCATTCATACGTGATCGGTATGCCTACTCCACTGGCTATAGCTGGATCATTGCGGAAATCAACCGCACCAGTTGGGTCCTCGAAGTCATAAGCATATAGCTTATTGCCTTGTGCAAAGATCACATTCTGCAACGCAGTGCGGCATGACGCTTGCCACTTCCAACCACGTAGGCGTGACCACGCTGTTATCTTCAGCGAAGGTATATGCATGTAGCTGAAACCGATTGTCTCGACTACAACACCAGCCTCAAACCGTGGCACAAACAGCATGTATCGGAAGTTGCGTAGATCATACACAGCAAACACATACTGACTGATCTGTGCTTGGCTAAGTGGTTGCACCAACGCAGTGATAAGCGGGTCGATTAGATGCGATGATCGTATAGGACGCAAAGTGTTGAACACGTTCACACGTGATATGGAGTTCACACCCACGTTGTCTGCATAATACGTATCATCACCAACACTGATCAATGAACGATGCGTAAGGCAACCAAATTCCTCAATGAAACCATCATCCGTAGGTGAATGAACACCCGGTGTGCCTGTGTATATGCCCAGGTTCAGGGGCAATACGCCACGTTCGAACGTAACCAACAGTTTATCACGGTATGCAACCAGCCCTGTGATAGTTGCAGAGCCAAGAGATACACGAGGACCAAGGTCAAGCTGTATAGCATCGTTCGGAGCAGGATCACCGAAGTATGTCCCACTTGTGCCTTTAGCACTTACATAGATTGAACTCGGTTCACTAGGCACACCTGCAATTACGGTATACTGTGAGTGTGCAATCACGAACTTGCCTACAGGCGTGTTGACGTTTGACGATGTAGCCAAATCAGCTAAGAACTCAACTTCCATATATCGAGCATTGATCGGATCACCACTGACAATGATTGGTTTATCACGTCCGTTGACGATGATCAGATCGCTGTTGAAGATGGTGAAGTTGACTTCTACACTACCAGCAGGCCATAGATTTACTCCTGCTTTCTTCATCGGTGTAACCGTGCCATTTGCAATGGTCTTGGTTATGTCACCATTGAATTGCACCGATATGACGGTGTTATTGAAGTAGTAGCAGTTCACAATGGCTGATGAATCAGGCAATGCAGCAATGAACAACGTGCCTGGACGCACACTCAGTGATCCATCAATGGCACGCTCAATGTTGTCCAACACCTTCGCATACTTAGGCGACATGTTGAGGTCAGTATCGGTTACGTTCAGTCCACCTTCGAACGAACGCACCGTGCTAATCTGCAAGTTGGATTGTGGTTGTTCACCACGTGGATTTAGGTTAGCGGATGTCTTTTTGAGATACATGATTATGCCGTACTGCTATCGGTGAATAGACCATAGTTTGCTAATATCGTAAGCAGAGATGCAAATGCAGCCCCACTACCACGTGATCCAGTAACCGCTGGTTTGCTTGCTACGGCTGATGCTTGTGTGCCCCACAACCCAATACTCTTACCTGATGTTACACCTGCTGGACTCATTGCTGCATAAGCAGGTTGCAATACACCAGAGCCATCGGTGTTGATGAATGCACAACCAATCTGGCCGGTAACGAAATCGACCTCCTGGAACGTGGAACGATTGCGCCCGATGGTGAGGCCGTGGATATCATAACCTGTATTGATTGTAGATAGATCACTACCAGAGCCACTGGCAATGAGCATTGCAGGAGCCACGTTTACCGTTCCACCAATAAACTGGCCATACGGTTCCAGAATAGCAAACCGTGTTCCTAATGCATTGTTGTAAACCAGTGCACCACTCGCGACGAACGACGAGAACCCCATCCAGTGTTGGTTGCGTCCTGCAACTGTGGAACCACCAGTGAAGTCAATCGCTTGATCACTCGCAATACGAATAGCAGCAGCACCACTACCAAACGCAAGTTGTGTCGTATCAAGGAACGCACCCGTCACCAACAAATCCGTGCCACCAACAACGACATCCATCGCTGCACCCGTGCCCCCGAAGAATATACCTGCACTGATTGCTAAATTATAATGAGCACCGAATGTCCAGATGGCGCTCCCGTCAGTAATACGCAACGCTGCATAACAACCGACTGCTGTTGTAATCTGGGCGGCACCTGTCACCGTCACGGTATAGTTGCCAGCACCACCTGCTGGTCCACTGGTTTGACCAGTGATCTGTATCGTAGCGATAGTGCCACCAAGTGACACATACATGTTCGTAGCAAGTGTGCCCGAAGCAATCGACGTAACCGCCATGGTGCCAGCAGTGCCATTGATCGTAGCAACGAACGTGGTGGGAGCAGGCCATGTTGGCTGTGTGCCACCAGTTGTTCCACTCTGCACACAATACCATGTATACTGTGTTGATGCTACAGTAACAACAATGACCGAAGCTGGTCCACCACCTGTTTGCGTAACAGCCTTAGCAGTTACCGCCTTCGACGCAGACCACGGTGATTGCGTCATGCGTTTATTAGCAAACAACGAGTTGACACGACCACCAGTCGCAGGCTTACCATAAGCAGGGTCCCATGGCGGCACGTCGTAGCCATTACCCTCAATGTTATATTCATTCCATTGAGCAAATGCCTGCGGAATACGTCCTGTGAAGTCCTGGTTGTCTACAACAATACCCCATGTCGATGACTGACCAAACTTCTCTACTGCAACAGAGAGTGGAATGTCATATGCATTCGCAGGACTCATACCATAACTGGACATGAGCAAAGCCAATGCACTAGTATTACCACTCGCAGTGGGACCACTGAAACCCTGTGCATATAGCGCGGAGTATTGCTGCCAGTTGGATGCAAACGGACCAGGGAAGTTTGCACACTGATTGATATATTGGAAATAAGCCGGATACGCAGCGAAACTTGAGATGTTCTTATCTGTGCGTGTGCTATTAAAACCTTTAGCGGCCAGTGTCCACTTGACATCACCATCAGCCGCAGCAAACTTATCAAGCGTCGGCAAACGCAAGTTGCCAGTCAACACGCCACCAGCTAATGGCAAGAAGCCACCTGATGTAGCTGCTTGCAACTGCTGTAACGTAACAGCATAGAGCGGCTGTGTAGCATCAGCATATAGCTGAACGGCACCACTCATAATTCCACCAGCAAGTGGCAGGAATGGTCCAGTTGTGGTTGTCGTGTTCAACACAGACGACCACTTCATACCATCCCAACGCCATGACACACCGGCACCATTGAATACATCACCAATCGTAGGACTATTTGGGAAATCCAATGGCATTATACAATCCTTACCATGAGTTGGCTTCCGTTGCGATACATCGCACCAACTGGAACGCTCGCCGCACCCGCCGCCGCATCGTTCACCGCATTCACTAAATTACTAGGCGGATAGATAAACGCTGCGCCGAAATGAAACGGAATGGGAGCGGTCCAAACTCCAGTGGAATCCAGTACCATCCATGGTGTAACCACATGCGCGTCATCGACCGCGCCGAGTGTTATCCCGCCGGGTCCACCGCCCTTGTTGTTGAGCAACCACGTCTGGCCAGAACCATCGCGGTTCCACATTAAGTAAGCCCCGGCATCAGCGGTGTTGGTCGTTGTATCGCCGCCCTGAACCAGAAGAATGCCGCCGTCCTTGGCGTTATTCACGGTATTGAGCACGAGGCGACCGGACATGTTGGTGTTACTTTCCCCATCCATATGGAATTTAAGAACACCGCCTTGGGAGAAGCGCGCGAAATCCGTCCACCATGCCTGGGGAGTGGATGTCATCGCCGTGCTGGCAACAGTCTGCGAAGGTGTTACTGAGTAAGTTCCAGTGCCACCGATTCCGCCCGTCAATTGTGCGCTTACGATAGTATTCGCTGCCACACCGCTTCCCGCGATGACCGTAGCGGGTCCAACCACGCCACTGGTAAGCGCAGATACCGTCATTGTCGTGCCACTGATCGACCCGGTAAACGTGCCGCGAGGCTCGGACCCGCTCTGGATGGTAAGTCCTATGAGATTCTGGCCTCGTGAAGCGCCCACCGTAAGGACGTGGCCACCTCCTGAGTTATCGGATCCGTTCCAATAGGCGACCTGACTATCAATATCCCCGCTCAGGAAGTATTGATCGTCAATCGTGGAGGAATGATACTCGTGCGCCGCCGTGAAGCCCTGCCCCCGGCTTTGCACATCCACGAGGATTCCGCCGACGTCCGAGTTTGGTCCGCCCTGACGCACATGGATGTAGAGCCCATCGAGTTCACCAACTTGTGTAGTAGTCCCCCAGTTTTCCTTCTCATGTTCAATCCGTAGACCAATTTGCGCCGTCCATGGTCCGTTCACACCAGAGCCAAGTGCTCTCGTGATGATGTATTGACCCGCATCAAATCCGTTCGTAGCCATTGTTGGTGGTTGGACCGTTAATTTCCCCGAAACAACACCACCTGTCAGTGGCAGGAAACTCCCCTCCAACTGTGCAGCATCTACACTATTAGCACTCACCCATTGCGTAGACGATCCATCGTTATACTGAATAAACAACTGTCCACTATTCGTATCCCACCATAGGGGAGCAAGTGTATTACCAGGAGGTGCAGCACCTATATACGCACCAGTCGGCACACCCATACTTGTAAAGCGATCCACATATTGTTTAGTAGCAGCATCGAATGCTGCAACAGGATCAGCAGCTAAACGCAACATGCCTTGCATCGTATCACCACCACGTGATACACGCTCAGCAAATGCTGTATTCAGCTTATCAGCCTTTAGCGGATTCTCACCACGAAAGAATGTCGTGCTCATGCTAGTGGGTCCTGATCCAACACAAAGAAACTACTATCTATTCCATTCATGGTTTCCTCAGACGGATAACGCGCATCGAGTTCAAGCGGATGCTGACTGTATCCAGCCTTCACCATCCGTCTCCTGTTCTGTGCAAGCACCTGGAACTTATTCACCTGTGCAGGTATCGTTCCATCATCAACACAATACATCCAACATGCATCGAACTGCAACAGCAGTTGATCAATGTATACCTTATCAGTAAGTGAGAGTGGCAACTTAGGTCGTTGCCTACACCATGCATATACCGAACCAGTAGCGTTTGCCGGTGCCACACCAAACGGTCTATTTGGTGTAACATATGATGGATAAATATATAAGGCTGATCCGCCTTGGAGCAGTGCAGGATTTATATTTGTGCCTAATTCGCGCAGCTTACGATTGCTGTTTGCTGGAAATACATTAGCAACATCACGCCACTCAGTAATTGGCCCAAGTGGTCCTACTAAGTCCAACGTCAAACTACCAGTTGTTCCATCAAGTGGTATCGGGCCGATATACGTCATGTAGTCGGGCCACCACATCTCCTCCAACTCAAGCAGCAATGCATCCTGCACATGCTGCTGTATCTTACCTGCACTATAAATCTGCGTGGCTATACCAGGGACCTGTGATAACTGATTGATAACGGTATTTACAATATCACTAACCAATGCAGGCATGGTATTCTCCTAGATGAGCGGCGACGCATGGCTCGGTTGGGGTCCTTCCATGCGCCGCCTGTCATCCGACTTGCTGATATGCGTCTGGCTACGCAGCAGCTTGTCGAATACCGTGCAATCCACCATTGTTACTGGTGTTCACATCATTCAGCATGTTGAATGCCGCACTGATGATATTCGCACCATTCAGCGCAGTGGTTGGCGTATACATACCACGCGGATCAGTCGTAGTCGCGGTCGCAGGATCAACAAGGCTCGGTGCTTGCAACGTGCCAGCAGCCGCCAATACACCATTCGCAACCTCATATACAGCGCGGATGGATTTGTATGGCAGACCTAGTTTAGAACCAGAGTTGATACTAAGTTGAACTGCTGTTGCTGGGAATGTTGCATTGCTAAACGACTTGAATGCCTTATTACCAACAACTGGCGTAGCACCAGCCGTTGTAAAACTTTCAGCAATCGGTTGCCCAAGATAATCCCAGCCATTAACAACAACTGCAATAACGCCAGCAGCGTTAAGATTAACAGAAATGTTACGGCCATATGGTGCAGCAATAGCAGCAACACCACTCAGATCAATTTGTGTTAGTGTGCCGATATTCGTAGCAGACAGAATATCATTCGTTGCAGCAGCAGCAGGAGCACCGAAGTTCACACGTGTTTCACCATTGTAGTTCACATCCGCACTATATGCCATCGCAGGCACATACGTGTTGATACGACGCGGGAAGTTAGTCGCATTAGCCATCAAGTTGGGCATTACTCAATTCCTCCTTCCAACAACGCAGTCAATCCGCCTGTGCTCGCTGCACGTGGCCGATTGAACTGCTTACGTTCAACGATCTCCTTAGGCGTAAGTGCCATATCGTTTGGCACTTCTTCACCTGAGTTCATATCAACCAGCTTAGGTTGCTCTAGCACACCGATTCTACGCAGTTGCTCTTCATCATCAGCAGCCACGAACAGGCTATGACCTTGTGGAAAATAGATCATGTAACCATCCTCAAACTCCTCCTTCTTAGGAACGAGTTTGCGTGTGATCACTTCCTTATTCTGCAAAGGTCCAACCTTACGCACATCCTCCTCGATATGCATAACCATCCGCCAGTGTTTACCAACTACGCGCTCAGCCTGGAATGCAGGCTTGTAATCCATAGGAGGCATTATTTCTTGTCCTCCTTCTTATCCGACTTAGTATCGTGTTTCGTATCCATAACTGGCGTGCGTGCAGCAGCACCACTCAATGTCTCAG